AGAAATATAGGGAATATTAATGCAACGGAGTATAAAGATGAACCGCTGGAATTGTTGCGAAGATATGAACAAAAAATTGTTAAGAAAAGTAAAGAAAATGCGTTAGTAATAGCTAAAAATGGAGATATTTATATTTTGAAAGGAGATGAAAATTCGATACCAAGTCATAAGATGACTAAAATTAATTTTGAAGACGCTTTGTATACTCACAACCATCCTAAAAATAGTAATCACGAGTGGGGATTTAGCAATGATGATTTTAGTTCGTTCACTAATTTGAAATTGAAATATTTAGCTGCAATTGATGAAAAGTATATTCATGAGTTATCAAAAGACATGTTTGAAATGAAAGATATGATGGCGGAGATAATAGCAAAGCAAGGTGACTTACTAGATAAAATGACATTTAAAATCTGGAGAGAACTAAAGCAGTATGAAACAGCAAAAAAAAAGGGATTAAGGTATAGAAGAAATGAAATTAACGGTAGATAGTGAATTATATAAAAACTTTAAAAAATTAAAAGAAGCAGAAGAAAGAGTTAGTACTGCTAAGAATAGCGAGGAGAAAAATTACTTGTATAAGGAATATCTGAGAATGGATAGAGAATTTTTTGAAGAATTGAAATGCTCTGAGGTTGCAAAAGAGATAGGTTTGATTGTTGTACGAGAATTGTATGAATTGTATTTTAGTGATAAAAAATCAAAAGAGTAGTTTAACGACTGCTCTTTTTATTTGTCGTACTGAGGGACATTAAACATCTAGGTAGAAAATAATAGTCGACAGACTTTAAATGGGAGGGACAGTTATGTCAGAAATCACATTTACACAGGAACAAGTAGATGAAATGATTAAAGAAAGAATTGCAAGAGAGAGAAAAAAGTTTGAAAGTGAGAAAAAAGAATTGGAGAGAAAGCACGGTGAAACGATTGAAGATTATGAAACAAGAATCAATAATGCCAATCTTACTGCAGAAGAGAAGTATAATAAGAGCCTTGATGAACTTCAAAAACAACTTGATACTTCAAATACGGAACTTGCAACATTGAAAACTAATGAGATGAAAAAGGCTATATTAGGGAAATATAAAATTCCAGATAGTTTTTTAGGCAGCATTACTGGAAATACTCAAGAAGAGATTGAAGATAGTGTGAAATCTTTTTCTGAGAATTTATCTAGTTATCTTAAAACACAAAGCGGAGGAACACCAAACTCTTTAAATGGTGGAAGTGAAGGAGAAAAAGATAAAAAGGATATAGGACTTGAAGCATTCGATAAGGCTTTTAGTTCTTTTTAATTTAAAGGAGATGATAGAATATGGCAATGATTTATACTGAATTATTTGCAGATAAAATTGATGAAAGATTTACAAGTGAAGCAGTATCACAGAAAATAGTAAATAATGATTATAGCTTTGTAGGTGCTAAAACTGTAAAAGTTACTTCGATTAATACGGTTGATAATAGGGACTATAACAGAAATACAGGTTATGGAAATGCAGACATTTTGCAAAATTCAATCCAAGAATTGACATTAACAAAAGATAGAGCTTTTAAAATGCTTTTGGATAAAATGGACGAAGATGAAACAAAAATTAAAGCTGGAGAAGTGTTGGCAAGACAATTGAGAGAAAGAGTAATTCCTGAGATTGAGAAATACAGATTTGAAACAATTCTTAAAACCTGTGATACAAAATCACAGACAGTAACAGGTCTTGCGGCTAATAACGCTTACAACAAATTTTTAGAAGCACAGGAGAAATTAAATGATGCGGATGTACCTCAAAACAGGATTGCTTATGTTACACCTGAGTTTTTAACAAAATTGAAAAAAGATGACAATTTCATCAAAGCTTCGGATATTGGGCAAAATATAAAAATAAATGGATTAGTAGGAATGGTTGACGGAGTACCGATAGTAAGAGTTACTAAAAAATGGATGGAAATTAAAACAGGAGTAGGTGGAGCTACAACTAAAAATTACGGTTGTTTAATAGGGCACAATTCGGCAACGGTTGGTCCTGTGAAATTAGCTGAATATAGAGTAGTTACAGATTCAGAAAATTATTCAGGAACTTTATTTTTAGGTAGATTTTATTATGACTGTTTTATACTTGATAACAAAGTAAAGGGTCTAGTTGCAATTGAAGCGTAGTAAAAAAGTGTGGTTAAAACGCCATACTTTTTTATTTTTAAGAGGTAATAGAAATGACTGAATTAATTGATGAAATTTATGAAAAAATAAAAATTATTTCTGATGTAACACCAAATGAAGCAAAGACTAAATTTGCTATTGAAAGTATTGTTCAAGATAGTATTAACTATATGAATCGTGAGGACTTCCCAAGAGAATTGATAACTCCTATAACAAAATATATTTTTAAATATAATTTTGATAAAAATAGAAATATAAAATCTATGAAAAGTGGAGATAGGCAAGTTGAATTTGTAACTGAGTTAAACGATGATGTAGAATTTAGAAAAAGTTTGAATCGTTTTAGAAAACTTGGAGTTATAAAATAAAGGTGATATGTGATGTTTGAAGATTTTTTTGATACTGATGTGATAGAAGAAATTAAAAGAAATACGAAAACAAAGACTGAATTTGGTTTGACAGTTCAAGGTTGGGAAGTCGTTTATACAAATGTTAAGTGCCAGTTGAGTGCTGGAATTTTAAGAGCTACTGAGACTGGAGTTATAAATAGTTCTAAAAATTCGTATAAGATATTTGTTAGTAGTGATGTAGAAATAAAGCAGAATGATATTTTGATAGTAAATAAAGGTGGAATAAAATATAAATTTAAAGCCAATAAACCTATAAAGTACACTGATTTTTTGGAACATCAGGAGATATCGGTGGAGGAAGTGGAAAAAAATGAAACTTAGCGGTGACTGGGAAAAACTGGCAAAAAAATTAGAGAAGTTAGCTACTGATACTCCACAAAAAGTAGGAATGACACTCAAACAAGTTGCTGAACAAACAATAAAAGAAGTAAAAGAAGAAACACCAGCAGATACTGGTCAATTAAGAATGGGTTGGCATAGGGAAAATGGTGGAAGTTTCAAACAGATGGTTTATAACAATGTGGAGTATGTAAACCATGTTGAATATGGACATAGAGCGGTGTATTTTGGTAAAGATACGGGTGAAGTAGTACCTGGTGTGTTTATGTTAAAGAAAACAATAGAAAAATTAGAACCTATATTTAAAGATGAAATAGGGTCAACAATAAAAGCGGAGTTTGAATAATAATGGAATTTATGGATTTTATAAAAGCCCTGAGCAAAAAAATATACGATTTTACAGATAAAGAAATTGGAATTGATAATATAAATGCTTTGACTAGACCGTGCTATTATATCCAAGTGATTGACTACAAAAATGAGTTTTTTGCAAATTATAAAAAGCGGATATTTATTAGCGTAGATATTATGTATATTCCTGAAAATGATGAAAATAATACAATGGAAGTTTATAAAGCGCTTGATGAGTTGGATAAGCTGTTTGAAACTAAAGGTAATAAGATTTTAAAAGTTAAAGATAGATGTCTAACTTTAAAAAATGAGCATACAAAAATGGTAGATGGTTTAGGTCATTATATTTTCGATTTAGATTTATTTGATGTGTACGGGACTGATTTAAGAACTTTTGACAATAGTATTGAAACAATAAAAGAGGTGTTGAATAATCCTGACACTGAAGAGATGGAATATGAAATATTAAAAAAATTACAATTATTTGATGAAAAAGGGGAAAAAGTGCCGTTATTTGATGAAAATGATAATTTAATTAGTGAAGAAGTGTTTAAAAAATTATCGTTATTTGATAAAAATGGAGTTCCATTTAATTACAAGATAATGAGAAATTTAAAAATGAAATTAAAGAAATAGGAGAGTGATAAAATGGCAATAGTCGGACAAATTAATGCGAGTCCAAGCATTAGCATTGCATTTAAAACATTAGCAACGACAGCTATTCAAAGAAGTGAAAGAGGTACTGTTTGTTTGATTTTACAAGATACAAAAGCTACTGAAAAATGGTACACTTTTAAAACTATAGCCGATGTTGAAACTGAAAAATGGGATAAAGATAATATTAAATATATTAATTTAGCTATGCATTATGGAGCATTTAAGATATTAATCAGAGTTATACAAAGTGGAGAAGATACAAGCAAAGTATTAAAGGATTTAGAAATGCGAAAGTTCAACTGGTTAGCTTATCCAAAAGCATTAGAAACAGAAGACCAAACGGTTGTAAATTGGGTAAAACAACAATTTGGGAATACTGGTCCAATTGGTAAAACTATAAAATATGTATCAAGCTATGCGAATAAAACAGATCATGTAGCTATTGTAGAACTTGCAAATGGTGGAACATATAAGTCTATTTATGAAGATTTTACAGCACAGGAATACACAGCAGCTATTGCAGGGCTTATTGCAGGTATGCCATTGAACCGTAGTGCTGATAATCACATCATGAATGATTTGAAAGAAGTTGAAGATTATGAACCTAAAATTGGTAAATTTAGCTTGTATATGGATGAAGATATAGTTAGGGTAAATTACGGTGTTAACTCCAAAACTACATTTGACAGTACTTGGAAAAAAGATACAAGAAAAATTAAAGTCGTTGAGGGTATGTGCTTTATTGTGGATGATATAAGGGACACATTCAAAAAATATTGGATTGGAAATTATATCAGTGATTATGATAATAAAATGAATTTTTGTTCAAATATAACAAAAGTATATTTTAAAGAAATGTCGCCAAATGTATTAAATGGAGATTATGACAATAAAGTAGAAATTGATATTGAAGCACAGAAAAGGGCAATCGTTATAGATGGGTTGGAAACAGACGGTATGACGGATTTAGAAATTTTACAGTACCCTACTGGTGATGAGGTTTATTTAACTGGAGATGTAAGATTTGTAGACACTATGGCTTCACTTAGCTTAACAATGACAATGTAATGAAAAGGAGTTGATAAAATGTCGGAAAATATAAGAGGAAACAGAACAATAACAGGAGCTTATGGGGAGTTATGGCTTGATAATGAAAAAGTAGCGGAGTTAAAATCTGTAGAGGCTAAAATTACAGCGGAAAGAAAAGAAGTACAACTGGGGATTTCTGTTGATAGTAAAATAACAGGATTGAAAGGTGAAGGAACAATTACGGTATTTAAAGTTTATACTCGTGGAAAAAGAATACTTGAAAATTGGATAAAAGGAAAAGATGTAAGAAGTAGAATAGTGACATCTATTAAAGATCCAGATAGCTTGAAAGGGCAAGAAGAGAGAGTGTCGATTGACAACGTTTGGTTTGATTCAATTGAATTGGCAAAATTCACAAGAGGGGAAATTGTGGAAGAAGAGATACCTTTTGGATTTACTCCTAGTGATGTTAAATATGAAAATGTAATAAAATAAGAAAAGGTAGGGATAAGATGAAAAATATAACAGTAGAAATGTTGCTAGAAAATAGCAAAAAAATAGAAAAAAAAGACACAATAAAGGTTAAAGTTGAAGAATTAAGTGGAGCTGTTTTAGAATTAGAAGTATTGAACAGAATGGAAATACTGGATATTTTATCTAGTAATAGTACAGACAAAGACAGTGAATTAATCTATACTGCAGGGAAAATATTTAAAGATGAAAAACTGATTACTGAATTGGATTGTCAAATGAATCCAATAGAAGTTGTGCCAAAAGTACTAAGTCAATCTACCATAGTAAATATTTCGGAATTACTTATGAAGAAAGCTGGATGGAATGAAAAATTTACTGTTGAAGAGGTGGTTGAAGAAATAAAAAACTAATCAAGGGCGACTGGAAAGCAAAAACAGTCGCTCATTATTTAAATTGTGGACATAGTTTGCAAAGTCTAAGGGAATTAAGTAATTCAGAGTTGTTGTTTATGTTTTTTATGATTGGAGGTGGATTAGAAAATGAGTGAATATAAATTGAGTGCATTGCTTGAATTGAAAGATAAGTTTACTAATGTAGCACAAAAGGCTGGAAGTTCATTGGGAACATTGAAAGATAAAGTTGGTGGTGTAACTAATAAAATAAAAAATTCTTTTAGTGGAGTTCAAGGAACATTAGCGACTGTTGGAGTTGGTATTGGAGCAGGTGCAGCAGTTAGTGTATTAAAATCTTCTGTTGAAGCTTATGCGAATTTAGAAGACCAAGTTAGAAGAAATAAGGCTATAATGGGGGCTACAGTACAACAAGAAAAGCAACTTATGCAACAAACAAGAGATTTGGGTAGATCAACTAAATTTACGGCTCAAGAAGTAGCAGAAGCACAAATGTATCAAGCTATGGCTGGTATGAAAACAAATGAAGTGCTAGAAATGACACCAAAACTTTTGAAAATGTCAATTGCAGCTGGAAGTGATTTCGCTCAAACGTCTGATATAGTCACAGATAACTTGACAGCTTTTGGTATGTCGTTAAAAGATTCTGATAGACTTATGGATGTAATGGTTGCAACAAGTAATAATGCAAATACCAATGTACAAATGTTAGGAGAATCTTATAAATATGTTGCAGCAACTTCAAGAAATTTTGAAAGTTTTGAAGATGTAAATATCTTATTGGGAATACTTGCAGATAATGGAATTAAGTCTGGTCAAGCTGGGCGTAATTTAGCAGGGATTTATAGAAGATTGGCTAATCCGTCAAAACAAGTGGGAAATGCTTTAAAAGACTTAAATATTCAACTTTATGATCAGCAAGGACATTTTAGAGGATTAAAAGCATTATCTGATGATTTAAAAGTTGCTACAGCAGGTCTTACTGAGGAAGAAAGAAATAGATATTTGACAATAATTGCTGGTGGAGAAGGTATGAAAATACTAGCATCCATTATGGGGACAACAGAAGAAAACTATAACAAAGTTGCCAATGCTGTAAGAAATTCTAGTGGTGCAACAGATAAATTTGCTAGTGATATGAGTAATACAACGGCTAATAAAATAGCACAATTTAAATCAGCAATAGATGATTTAAAAATATCATTAGGAGAAGCATTTGCCCCAATAGCGACTAGGTGGATGGAAGACTTTATGAAAAGAGTTGAAGAATGGCAAAAAAGTGGAGCATTAGAACCTGATAAGTTAAAAGGACAAGCAGAACAATTAACAAAAGGTGCAGAAATAGGAATGCGAGGAATTATAGGAGCCAAAGGTGCAGTTTGGGGAGCTCAATTAGGATCAGTAATTGGAGGACCAGTAGGAACGGCAGTAGGTGCTGCAATCGGTGGAGCTATTGGATATTATTCGCCCGATATAATAAAAAAACTACTAGAACCTAAAGACCAAAAATTAGAAAAAGCAAAGCAACAAGCTATAACTAATGCTTTCGACCCCTCAAAAAATACCTTTTATAATAATTCTAATGATGGACAATTTCATTATATGGGACATACTGGTGTTAAAGTACCTACACTTGCAGAAGCACAAAAAGAAGAATCAGCAAGAATTGCAAGGCAAAAAGAATATGACAGAAGATCATACGAAGCTTTACAGAAAGTTATACTGGGGATGAATGCTGTTAAAGCAGGAGTAGCACCGCAACAAAATCCAGCAATTACGCAGCAAGATAGAACAGCACAATTAACAAGTGCAATTTCACAACTTTTATCTAAACAACAAAATACTAATCCTCTACAATCGTTTGATCCAAGCACTATAACTAATGCTATCAACTCTGGATTAAGTCCATTAAATAGTTTGCCAAGTCTTTTGAATACTAGTTTGAGCACAATGCAACCGCCAATACCACAACCAGTATCAATAGAACAAGTTATAAATCATCAGGCTAATGCACAAATAGCAGCACAATTGTCAAATATAACAATAAATGACACAGCAAAAATTGAGAGTATAGCTAGACAGATAGCACAGAATGTTAGTCAGAATACATATAACACTATGATGTCAAATTTACAAGCTCAAATTCAAGCGTCACAATAATTATGAAAGGAGTTTCAATATGAGATCAATATTTATGTTATTGCACGATACAGAACCGTTTATTTTTGTGATTCCACCGTCGGATTTCAAAATTACGAGCAGTCAAAACAGTGAAGTTGTAAAGATATTAGATGTTGGAGAAGTAGCATTAATAGGAGAAAAAAACATAAAAAAAGTCAATTTTTCTACATTTTTACCTGCTAAAAGATCTAAATTTTTTAATTTTTTACTAAATCCACATTCGCCAATGAGTGGTATAAAAAAATTGGAGAAATATAAAGATAATAAAGAAGTTTTAACTTTGGTAAGTGCTAATTATAGTATTTATTTTAAATGTTATATTGAACAGTTGGAATATGAAATAATAGAAAGAACAGGAGATATTGATATTACAATTGATTTAATAGAAGCTCGGAAACAGACAAGATTGATTGATGATGTTAATGAACTTTATGAGCGATATACTGGGAAGACTTCGCCAATTAAAGAGTATCAACTGGAAGAGAGATTTGAAAATTTGAAGAGCGGATTAAAAAATAAAATAAAAGAAAAAATTGATAGCTTGATTAAAGTTTAAAAAGGAAGTTTGGAAATGTTAAAAATTGTGATTAATGATAAAGAACACATAAAAAAATTTGAACGAATTACTTGGAAGGGTGGAATAAATGGAACATCACGAACATTAGAAGTAAAATATTTAGATGATAATCAAATTGCTAATTTAGGAGATAAAGTGGAATTCTATGTTGATGCTGATAAATTATTTATTGGTAAAGTTTTTTCTGTTGAAGTTGTTGGAGATAGTAAAATTAGGACTTTTAATTGTTTTGATAACTCCATATATCTTAATAAAAATTATTTTGTGAAAAACTTTAATAAGAAAAAGCCATCACAAATATTAAAAGAAATTTGTGGAGAGTTAAAATTGGAAGTTGGAAATATACCTGAAGACAAAGTGGATTGCACTTATCCAGCAGTTAATAAGAGTGGGTATCAAATAATTTTGAACGCTTATACGATTCAACATAGAAAAGATAAAAAAATATATTCTATTGTTAGTAATGATGGAAAAATAGAAGTTGTGGAACAAGGAAGTTTGGCAGATGTTATGCTAAATTCTGAGCAAGATATAAAAAGTTCTAAATATGGTGAAGATATTGAACAAATGGTGAATCAAATTGTTATCTATAAAACTGAAAAAGAAAAACAACAAATAGTAGATAAAGTAGAAAATAAAGAAGACAAGGAAAAATACGGATTGTTTCAAAAAGTAATGCAGTATGACAAGGATAGGGATAATATCAGCAATGCTAAAGAGATGTTGAAAAGTGTTGAAAAAACAGGAAATATCACTTGTCTTGGTAATGTTTTGATACAAAGCGGTTATTCAATAGGAATACACGAGCCACACACGAACCTTGTTGGTAGTTTTTTAGTTAAAAACGATACGCATACTTGGGAAAATGATATGTATTATTGTGATATAGAATTAACTTTTGAAAATGTGATGGATAAATCCGAATTTGAAGAAAAACCAAAATCGAAAAAATCACAAAGTAAAAATAGTAAGAAAAACAAGAAAGGTGAGAAAAGCAAGATAAATGAGAAAAATAAGAAAAAGGTAGGTACTAAATAATGAGTATGTTTGAAATACTTAACGATATGATTGATAACGGAGTGCAACAGCAATCCAATAATTTTATAAGAGCTAGTGTCACTAGTCCACCGCCTGAATTAAAAATAAAATTTGATAATGTGGAAATACCTTCAGAACAGATTTACTGCTCTAATTTCTTATTACCGCATTATCACAGAACTTATAAAATAGACGGTGTTATTGATGAAATAACTATTAATGCTACAACTCAAACAGGGATAGGAAATGGACCTGCTTCACACACCCATGACCATTCGACAATTAAAGGTTCTGGAACTTATAAAAGTAGTAAGGATATATGGTTTGAGGACACTTTAAAAGTTGGAGATGAAGTGCTAGTTTTAGTGCTTGGGATAAATTATGTGGTGGTTAGTAAAATAGTGAAAATGCCAAGTGGTGCAATAGAAGGAGTGTAAATATGGATTTTGAAGAATTGTTTTTGAATCAAAATACAGAAAAAGAAAAAAAAGAATTACCCCCTTTTACAGAGTATGCAATTGATTTAGATACATTAGAGCCATTGAAAAATGGCGATAGACTTGTTGAATTAAACGGAAATGAAGCACTCAAGGTATGGATATTTAAGGCACTTAAAACTAAAAGAAATTTTTACGAAATACATTCGGATAGTTATGGAAATGATTTAGATGTACATATTGGTACAGTTTATCAGGAAAGTATAAAAAATGCTTTAATTATTTCGGAAATTAAAGATTGTTTATTAGTTAATCCGTATATTTTGGACTGCTATAATTTTGAATTAAACTATAACAACGATGATAATAATTTAAAAGTCTCTTTTAATGTTTCTACCGTTTATGGAGAAAGTGAGGTGTTATACAGTGAATAAAATAGAAGCAAGGAATAAGTTTTTATCTAATTTGGAAAATAATTTTTCTAAAATAGAAGGAACATTTAATTTTGACCTTGCAAGTGCTTACGGAATAGAAGCTGAAGCAATATATAAATTGATAGAATTTTGGGTTAAGCAAACTTTTATTGATACTGCAACAGAAGATGAATTTATAGATTATCATGCGATGCTTTTTGGTGTGACTAGAAAACAAGGGACCAAAGCAAGAGGAGAAGTGTTAATAACAGGAAAAGCTAATACTACAATATCTGCAGGATCAATAGTATTGAAAACGGACAGCACAAAATACAAGCTGCTTTATGATACGACTATAGCTTTTAACGGAAAAGCAGTTGCGGAAGTGGAGTGCTTGCAAACAGGAGAGGTTGGGAACTGTGCTATAGGTGAGATAGTAAATTTTGAAATAGCTAACGCCGACATTTTTACAGTGACTAATGAAAAAGCTTTTATAAACGGTTATGAAAAGGAACCTAATGACAGTTTAATATCTAGAGCGAAGGAAAGAATATTAAAACCAGCACATAGTGGTAATATATATGATTATGAAAAATGGGCAAAAGAAATAGACGGAGTCGGTAAAGTGTTAGTTGAACCACTATGGAACGGAAACGGAACAGTAAGAGTCAGAATCTCGAATTACAATAATGCATTAGCTGATAATGAGCTGATACAGAAGGTAAAAAGAAGGATAGAGCAGATTGACGGTAGACCAATCGGAGCCAATGTTACAGTAACGAGTTTCGATGGTAAGAATATTGCTATATCTGTAAGTGTTATTTTAAGTCCAGGAATAAAGTTAAATACCGTATCGGATCTAATTAGTTCAAAAATAAAGCAGATGATAAAAGATAATTCGGCGCTATACACTTTAAACAGTAAGGAAATTTTATCAATTAACAGAATTGAAAAAATAGTTTTATCTATTAATGGAATTGAAGACTGCAAAGTCATGATAAATAATGATAGCAGAAACATAACTGTAGAAAGTAATGAAATATTAATAGTGACTGGGGTTGTTATCAATGAACAGTAAAATAAAAGTAATTTCCAAAGTTGCAAGAAATAGCTTACAAGTTGATTTAATAAAAAGTTTAACAATAGAGGCTCAAAAAATAAAAAATGATATTGAGAAATACAAGGAGTTTATTTTTTTTAACTTTTTTAACGAAGAACAGATTCTGAAATATGAAAAATTTATGAATCTGGAAGCAGATTCAAGGTTGAGTTTACAGGACAGAAGAGAGAGAATTCTGTTCCGTCTATTATCTAAAAGAATATTTTCTCTCGATAACTTAAAAGAACAGGCTAGAATATTTACAAATGGGGAAATTGAAGTAACAGAAGTATTTAACGAATACTATTTTATTATAAGATTTACAAGTATTTATGGAATACCACCCAATTTAAATAATTTTATTAATTTTATAGAGTTAAATAAGCCAGCCCATTTAGGATATAAAATAGTTTACAGCTACATGACTTGGGATGAATTTGACAGATATAACAAGACATGGGACGCTTGGGATAGTTTAAATTTAAATTGGGATGATAGAGAAAAATATAAGGAGTAGGAGGTAAAAAATGCCAGCACAGAAAAAAACAAGTTTAGGACTTAATCAATGGATAGGGAGTGAATACCCGAAACGAATTGATTTTGTTGAAGACAATAAAATAATAGATGATGAATTAAATAAAAGGGTAAAATACACAGATGTAGCAACGGAAACGAAAGAAGGAATAGCTCGAATACATTCACTAGATACTGTTGAAAATCAGTCAAATGAATTCCAAAATATGGTTGCAAAGAATTTACAATCACAGATTTCAGATTTTATAAAAACTCTTAATAACGATGAAATACTGACAGCAAAATCATTAGTAAAATATTTAAGTAAATTGTTGAAACCAGCAACGGAAAATACTTTTGGACTAATTGATTATCAAACGATTAAACAAGTGTCACCTAAGCCTGATCTTAGTCCGTATCTTAAGTATGATAGATCATTTATACATAAAAATAATTTGGTTATCAATGGGCAAGATAAATGGGTAAGATGTAATGACAGTCAAGTATGGGTACCTAATATCTTACATATGTATACTAGTGATAATGAAACATCTTATGTTGGATCGTATCACCTAAATGGTGGTCGTGCATATTACAAAGTGCCTAACAGGAATGGTGGAAATTGGTGCGAAATAATGGATAATCACGATATGGCAGTTAGGGATAACAGGATGAATGGTATGGATGCAGATAGAAGAAATCTATGGGGAAGAGCTCACAATGCTTGGGATAAAGCAAATGACGCTCAAGTCAATAGAATTTATGAAATAAGATTAGCTGGGTATATAACGTTACCTTTCAAACAAATACCGACTGAGCGAAATGGGTATGTAGTTACTGGAATCTGGAACGATGATAATGATATAGATGATAGAGATTTTATACAAATGAGAGTATTGCAATTTCATAGAAATGGGCAATGGTTAAATGCTTATTTTGCATAAATAAAAATTAGAAAAGAGGTAAAAATGAAAAAATTTATAGTAGATAAAATAAAAATAATAGAAGACAAGGATTTCAAATATATTGGGATATATGACGAAAAAGATAATGACTGGTATAAAGAACAAAAAGAATTTGATTCAGAAACTTTAAAAGTAATGTATAACAAAGATAGTCTTTTGGTATTGAGCACAAGTAAAGATGTTTCAGTATTAGCACCAACAATGGTTGGAGATGTAGTGGAAGAAATAGAATATCAGGAAGTAAAAGTAAATCCAAATTTATATTTCATCAATGGAAAAGTTGTAGAATTACAGAATTATGAAACTATAAAAAATGGTGAAATTGTATTTAATCGAGATAAACGAATAGAAGAAATAAAAAAAGAATTATACGATTTAAGAGTTGAGCGTGATATTGCACCATTTGAATTTGAAATTGATGGTGTGACATATTTGCAAAATAACAGGAGTATAGATCAATCAAATTTAACAAGAATTGTCGTAATGTGCCAAGCATTGAAGAAAACAACTTTTGAGAATTGGAAATTTTATACAAAGGAAAATAGTGAGAAATATGTAAATTTAACTATACAGGACATGATGAAAATGGCAAACATAATGCAAGAACAGACTACTAAATCAATGGCTGCAGAAACATTTTTGACTCATCGTTTGGAAAATCTAACTGACGAGGAATTAAAAAAATACAATGCAAAAGAAGAATATGAAAAAGCATATAAAAATATGTAGAGGGAGAAATTATGGAATTAGAAAAAGACAAGCTATATATATGTTTTCACAAGCCCAAGAGACTGATAGGACATTTGATAGCATTGTGGACATTTGGAAAATATTCACACGCTGAATTTATTTACAATAATCAAGTATTTTTATCTAATCCTGGAGGAGTAAGAACACAAAAATTTAAATATTTGAAAAATATGGATATTTATGAGTTAGATAGTAATATTGATGCGAAAGATATTATTGAGTTTTTTAAAACAGCACAAGGCAAGGGATATGATTATTTAGGGATTTTAGGACAGTTTTTTTATGCTAATAAGGTGCAAGATGACGATAGATATTTTTGCAGTGAGTTTTGTTTAAATGCAATAGATTATGCTTTACAGTTCACCTTGACATATAAATTGAAATCATTAAAAGACAGGATTGGCTATCAATTTAATCCGTCCAAATTGTTTAAATATTTAAAAAATATGGAATTAATAAAAGAAAAAGGAAGTGGCATAGATGAACGACAGATTTAATAAATTTTTAGATTATATCTTTAAAGTTGAAGGCGGTTATACTAATGATAAAAATGATAAAGGTGGAGCAACAAATTTTGGAATAACACACGAAGACGCTAAAACGTATCTAGGGTATACAGGAGATATGAGAAAATTTAAAAAATCAGATGCCGAAAAAATTTATGAAAAAATATACTACAAGGGGAATCATCTTGACAAAATAGTAAGTGATAAAATAGCTCTTTCAATTTTTGACTGGATTGTAAATAGTGGAAAAACAGGAAAGAAGAAAGCCCAGATTGTAGCAAATAAATTTGGTTCAAATTTAACTGTAGATGGAATAATTGGACCAAAGACAGTTGAAGCTATTAATAAAATAAATCCTGAAACTTTTTTGAAAGAATATCATGAGATGCAAAGAAATTTTTATAAATATTTAGTAAGTAAGGATAAAACACAACAAGATTTTTTGACTGGATGGTTGAATCGTGTTGATAGAAAAGAAAAATATTTAAAGGAGATGATATAAATGAAAGTAATATTGAATGTAGGACATGGTGGAGTGAAAAGAGATCCAGGAGCGTGTGGAAATGGTTTTGAGGAACACGCTTGGAATAAGGATTTTGTGAATAATTATATTGTTCCTGAGTGCAAAGAGCAAGGTGTAGAGTATGTTGTAGTTTATCAAGAATACTATTCTACTTTGCCACAAAAGATAAATGGACTTGCAAATAAAGGAGATGTGACACTATCATTTCATTTAAATGCAGCTGATAAAACAGCTTCAGGTGCTGAAATGTTATATTGGCACAACTCAAAAAGAAGTAAGGAACTTGCGGAATTTTTACAGGAAGCTAATATTAAAGCAACACATTTGAAAGATAGAAAAATCTTGCCTCGTAATTACGAAGACAGAGGGGCAACTCTTTTGAGAAAAACTTCAACGCCTTGTGTCATAGTTGAAAGCGGATTTATAACAAATTCAGAAGACATGGAAAAATTGGAAGCAACCAAAAAGGAGCTTGCAAAATATTATGTAGCAGCAGTAAAGAATTATTGGAAAAACAATTAAAAAATGGCTTTATTACAAGCCGTATAAGAATGTCAAAAAAGATTTTTGATAGAAAGGTTGCCTAGTGAGTTAAAATTGACTGTAGGGCTTGCTAGGTGGCTTAGAATGGATATTAAGAAAGATAAGGAAAAGGGAGCAATAAAAATGAACGATTATAAATCAAGATTAAGAAAAGAACTGGAAGATTTGAATTTTAAAATCGAAAAATTGAATAACTTCATTGAAAAAAATGATATTTTTAAAACAATAGATTCGGAAGAACAAGAATTGTTAAAAGAACAAAGGGAAATAATGACTAAATATGCAAACATTTTAAGAAAAAGAATAAAATAGGAGATGATAAAAATGGATAAACAGTTACAAGTAATTTTAATAGGAATGCTGGTAGATTTTACCAGAAAAGAAGTACTAGAAAAAGAAATAATTTTTGGAGCTAAAAAAGGAATAGAAAAACTGGAAGCTGTTAAGAATAACTTTTTTGGGAAGTTTAAGGATTTTATAAAAAAATCGCAAGAGATAAACAATCCATATATTCCTGATGATATTGAGAGATTTACTGAGGATTTATTACTAAAGGGTGCTGAAACACTTGAAAAAACTGTAAATGTAGATGAAATAATACATAAAATACTTGGAGAAGAAAAAACAGCAATAGGAATATAAGGAGCATAATCAATGATAGAGGATTTGAAGGTAATAATAGACAATCACGGACTTTTTCTTATACTTTTCTTTTCAGGAGTGCTGTTTGGCGTAGTTGCACAGAAAATGATAGATAACCAACCAGTAAAACCGTACATTAAGCGTATAGCTGTTGCTGGAATGACAATGGCTATTGCTCTATCTCTTAACAAAGTGGTGGGGCATTTCAATGCTGGTTTTCTATATCCTTGGAGTCCTGTGCTGGGATTTTTTGGGGAAGCTTTGCTAGAAACAGTAAACCAGAAAAGGTATGGCATAAGCACAGGATTTTTGGAACTTTTGCTAGAAAAGCTCGGATTTGTCAAGAAGAAGGATGATAAAGATGAAAATATATCACAGAAGTAGGAAGTTTGCAATCGTAATGTTTGCATTGATATTTTTAAATTCAGCAATCACGCTAAAATTAAGAGGTTATCAAAGAAGGCAGAATCTAAATTTATTACGGAACGAGTTGAAGAGTGAAAGCAAAAAAGAAATATTTGATTCAATAGAAGAAAAGTCGAAAACGGAAGATTTAATACTTCTGATAAGTACAAACTTTGTCGCTTTAATGATAACTGTTGGATTCGACAGATTCGGAGTATTTGAAGAAAGTGATGAAACTATAAAAGAAAATAAGAAAAAACTTGTGAAAATATTTTTGTAAGTTATTGGGATAGCCAGAAATGGCTATCTTTTTTTGAAAATTAGCAAAAAATATAGTATAATTATAAAAACTTCAAAAATCAGAAAGGGAAAAAATGAAAGAAAATACTATTGACTTTGTAAATAAATTGATAGAAAAATCAACAGAAGCATTTATAATGGGGTTAGAAATCTACAATAAGCCAACGATAAAATATAGAGTGGAAGGTTTTAGCTTCTTCATCTGCAATGCTTGGGAACTAATGTTAAAAGCCCATATAATAAAATTAAAAGATGAAAATGCGATATATTATAAAGATTCAGAAGATAGGACTCTTAATTTGGAAAACTGCATAAAAATAGTATTTAGTGATAAAAATGGATCTTTAAGAAAAAATCTGGAACGAATAATAGATTTGAGAAATACAAGTACACATTTTGTAACAGAAGATTATGAGTATATCTATGCCCCTTTATTTCAAGCTTGTGTAATAAATTATGTTGAAAAAATGAAAGAGTTCCATAATTCAGATATAACAAATCATATAGCACAAAATTTTTTAACATTGTCAACAAAAATCGAAAAATTTACAGAAGAGGAAATAAGAGCAAGATATTCGGTTAATATGGCAAAAAAATTAATAAAGGATACAAAAAAAATAGAATCTGAGATAAGAGAAAATAATTCGGAATATGCTATACCTATTGAAGCAAGATTGATAATAGTGAAAGATAAGGGTAAAGCGGACGTTTTAGTGGCATTCGATAAAAACGCTGATAGCAAGATCGGAATAGTCAAAGAAATTAAAAATCCAAATGAAATATACAAACATACTACCAAAGATGTTGTTCGGTTAGTAAACAGAGGATTGAAAAGTAAGAAAATATTTTTGAATAAAATTGAGAACGGTGAACCTAAACCAAAAATTTTTAATAAATACGATTTAAATTTATTTATAAATTTTTATGATATAAAGACTAACGAGAAATATTGTTTTTATTATAGGATAAGTAACAGATATGGATATTCTCAAATGTTAATAGAGTTTATTGTGGAAGAAATTTTAAAAAATCCAGATACTATAATTGAAGATTTGAAAAAAGGGATAAAAAAAATAAGATAACCCCAGGCACATGAGAATTCTCATCCATTGACTTACTCCCCTTTGGGAACTCAGTGTAATTCCTTCACAAGTTATCTTGTTAATAGTATTATAACACAATTTCTCAAAATGTCAAACATAAAATTAAGAGCCTTTAATGGCTCTTATTCTTTTTCTATATTCTCAATAGCTGTTTCAATTTTAACTTTTAGAATTTTTAAATCCTGAAGTTTCATTTTTTCCAGCTCTATAATTTTAATTTGTTTTATATTTTGAATATCTTTTTCATCTAAGTTTTTGATTTTTAAATTTTTCATTTTAACTCCATTGTGTTTTCAAGTTATCTATGATAAAATGAAAATGTAATATATGATTTAAAACTCTAGCAATACTGCAAATATTGTTAGAGTTTTTTTTAAAAATTTTGGGGACAATTTGGGGACAAAATAATGAAAAATATAGTAAAATACTAGAAAATAAGATTGAAATAGTTAGAAAGAAGTCAATAAAATCAGTATTTGTTTAAAAAAGGGTTATTAATAAACAGACCTGCTAGGTGCGCCATTTTTTTATAAAAAATATTTTGATTTTTTATTTTATGATATTGACTATTTAAAAGAATAACGTTATAATTCATGTAAGTTAAGAAGAGAAGGAAATAAACATACCTGTTTCTAAATTAACTTATATATAAATAAAATCACAATAAATTTTGAAATTTCATTATTGTAAAAAAAGATGTAATTTAGAATGGGTATTGTGAAGTAAGGAGTAAGTATGAAAAAAATTGTTTTATTAGCTGTGTTGGTATTATCTACGTTAAGCATGGCTATGGCTTCTAAAGACTCAAGAGGAGTTTTACTTATGAGTGAAGAGGAGTGGATGAATTTTTACAATCAGCCTGGAAATGATATTCCGTTATGTGCTATAATTGGTTCGCTAAAAATGGAAGAAGGTTATATAAAAGATGGTAAAAAAATGGGAGAAACATTAGCTGAAAATAAAAAAGCACAAAGAGACATAAGTTTAGCTCTTGCAGGTCAAGGTTTAAAAGATGTGAATCAAGGAAATACAAAAGTTCATGAATTATATTATGCAGCTGTTTGTAAGAGATTTACTGATAAAGAATATAACATGGTAGGGTCACCATCATTTAAAAATGAAATGGAAAGAATCTTTTCTGAACACCAATTTGAATATGATGTAACAGAATAA